GACCACGAACTCATGGTCTTTAGGATATCTTTGCTGATTGAACTGCTGATAGCGCCACATGCTCTTCTTAACAAACTTGTTAAGGAACTGTCGCTCTATGTTCCACATAACCCTCTTAGTACGCTTGAGTGCTGAGCTCTGGATCATAGAGATACCAGATGCTGTCTCATTACGCCTGTCGGTGTTGAGCGGAGCATTAGACTCTACTGAGCCCGTAGCTACCTGCACCAGCCGTTCCATCTCTGAGGATTGGTTAAACGTCTGGGGATCAATGTTGCCGAGAATGATCGGCTCTAAAATCTCAGAAGGGCGTCCACGGGTGAGCCAGACCTTGCCGGGACGAACCCGCATGTCTGGGTTGCGTGGGAGACGGGTTATGTCCGCTCCCATCATAGGACTAGTCAATAGACCTAAAGCATCCATTCGGGCGCGTAGTTCTGCGTCCAAAGCTCGCTGTGCATTCCATCCCTTCTCTGCCACGCCACGCCCCCAGAACTTACCGGGAACGATGTCGTGCTGATACGCCACAATAGGGCGATCTTTCATCAGGAATGGATTAGTCATTATCCTGAGTAATTCTGATTCGTTAGCAACTGTTACTATGCACTCGACCATGCCATTACCTAGTACTTCTTTAGCATCTACTGCTACAAGGCCATTAAGTAGGTTCTTAGGAACAAGGCCGTAGTACTCTGTGACCCATACAGACCCGTCATGCTTGGCGTGGGTTCTGCTGGTCTCAGTACTTGCCTGTCCTGCCGGGAATGGGAGCTTGGAGGTATTAAACCCGCTCACGTTAACATTCCTGAATATACCTTGCTTCTGCTTAGTCCATACTACGTTGCGAGGCACATGGGTCTCATGGGCCAAGAATGAGGCACTCTCTAAGTCTCTAGCTTGTGTGTCTATCACAAACTCCCAAGGTGGGATAGGGTCTAGAGAGACTACTGGGCGCATCTCTGTCTGTGTCTGAGGGCCATTCTCTGTCTGTACTATGGTACGTATTTCTTTACGGGTTACGTTGATCTTGCCAATGCCTGTACCGTAGATACACCCGTTAAGGATGATCTTAGCAATAGCGTCAGGGACGTTAGCTAGGTTAAAGTCCTCGTTCAGCCGAAGGCGAGATGTCTCAATATCATCGCGCTGCTCGTCAAGCATATCGTCCAGAATATCAAACCATTGATCCCGTGAGAAGATTGCGTCCTCGATGGTCGCAGCCGTGCTATCAATGGCCTGTGATAGTGCTGGTGCAATAATTCGTGATCGCTCCCCTTCTCTGGTAGCGTCCTGCCCTGAGTACAAGCCCCTGTATGTTCTTTCATAAGCATCCCACTTGTTCTTGTGCATCCTATCTCGGCTATTACGTGCTTCCCGTACTAGGTTGACCACATACGAGACTACACCCATAGAGTTTGTAGCACCCTTTGGGCGCTCAGCTAGGGCGTTAGAGTTGCCGATGTCGTTTATTTGTACTGCCATTATTCGGTGTCCTTAGCTTAGTAGCCGGATTCAAGGTCAAGGGGTTTCCACTCGTCTATGATCCCGATATCCCATCCCATGCTTATCTCTGCCAGTTGGTCTATATATGCCATAGAGTCAATCAGATCATCGTGAGCCAGTGGGTTAGGGAAATCTACTGCCTGTGACAACATCTTACCTATCCACTTGTCTTCGGTATTCATCTTAAAGTCTGGCTCAAGAGTTATCTTGCCCCGTTCAGCTCTGCCTTGCAGCGCCCATTTGATCCTGTCTTCCTTACGATTGTTCCCATGGCTGAGTGGGACTATATTAAAATATGTACCAAACTGATGCTGATAGTCTTCTAAGTAGGACTGTACAGCGTTCTTAGCCATTCCCTTTTCTATGCCTATCTTGATGGGTCGCCACTTGCGGTATGCCTTCATGATCCTTAAGGCTGTCTCTCGTACGTCCCACTGTCCGTGTATGATCTCTTCTACGTGCCATCCTGCGTCTGTGACTTTAACCACGGTGATCGCGTGGTCGTCCAGTATGGCTTTAGCCTTACTCTTGCCCTCGGCAGCGGAGAATCCTGCAAGGTCGATAGCGATGACGTGTTCGCCTTCTTTATGGCATTCAACCACCGGAAACATGTCATATGTAAATACCTTCCCACCAGTTGATTCAAATGAGGCATCCATCTCCTGAGACCTTGCCTCTTCGGACAAGGAGCCTGTCATGGCTACAATCTCGTTAGCGGTCAGGTGAGGGTTGTCAGAGCTCTTAAACTGGAAAGCCTTCCATTCCTCAGCGTTTGCCTCAGTCTGTGCGTCCAGCCACAGATTGTAGAAGTGATTCTTTCCTGCGGGAGTCCCGATAAACAGGGCCCCACCCTCTGCTCGTCCCAGAGCTGGTCGTATAATATACTCCCATACTGAGGGTTTCATAAAGGCATACTCGTCCATGACGACATAGCCTAGGCCAACTCCCCGAAGAGAGTCTGGATCATCTGCGCCTTTAAAGCGTATGATGCGGCCATTCGTGAGCTTTATCTCTCCCTCGTTCTGTCGAATGCCCTCAATGAGCCCTTGGCCCAAATCCATCATAACATTCCACAAATTCTCACGTCCCTGTTTAAAGGTTGGTGAGACGTAATAGACGACCTCATTAAGAAGATCGATGACAGTCCCATCCGAGCGGACCTTCGTAACCTGCGCTGCTTCCTCAAATAGCTTGACTGCGGCGAAGAAAGACTTACCAAAGCGTCTTCCTGCTGCTACTACCTGAAAGCGGTGTTTGTCAGCATAAACCTCTGACTGCCGCGTATGCAACGTTACGTCTATATTATTCCCCTATGAGCCTGACTTAGTTGTTGTCAGGAGTTTGCTGCTTCTTTAGCCTAGTATTGAGGGGTGCGCCAAATGCACGTACACCCTCGTTTTTCTTAGGCTTGCGCTCTGTACGAAGGACCTGAGACGCAGACACGCTATTACTTCGTGAATTGCTCTTAGACCTAGGTGCCCTCTTACGGCCAGCATTATCGGCTTTACTTACAGCAGTCTCTACTGTCTGATTCCGCGTAACTAAGGCTTTTACTGGATTAGCCATTTGAGCCTTTACCTGCACCACGACCGCCATCTTGACCACGATTTGCCGACTGGGAGCTGGTTACTGTTCCAGCGCCAGATGTTGACATCTTAGGTACTTCACGACGGGGCGGAGCTTTACTACCAGTAGCAACGCCAATGGCGCTCTCTGGGTTCATCATATCTGCATTTTGCGACATTATGATACTTCCTCTGCTTCTACATCAATTATAACACCCGGCTTCTCTATAGTCATAGTTCGGATATTGATTTGCTGTTTAGAGCCAGCAGTCTTATCTTCACTAATATTGGCTTTAGAGATGTGAGCATCCCATACAAGCTTCTGTGCTTGCTTATCCCCTTCAAGCGCAGCATCAAGGATGCCGTGCAAAATAAGTTGTATCTTGTCCGCTGTGGCCCCTCTGAACTGTTCCTCTGCGATAATCTTCATCAGAGTCACTCTGTTCTTGGAACCTTCCGGTCTGCCGTCAGCGTTACCTGAAACGCCCTTTACGAACTGGCCTTTGCTGTTTCGGACTAGATCGCCCTTCTTCTTCTTACTCATGACACAGTAACCCTCCTTGGTCTATATGTTACACGTAGTACTGGTCCGGCATTAGTTGCGTGGAAGTTACTGGACATGGCCCGCCCATGAGCTGACGCGGAACCTCTCGTAAGAGTTACTATTATACCAGAGTCTGCCGTGTAGTTAGGCATGTTTACCTGTGCTTGAACTAATGCTGATATATCTGGAGAAACCTTAAGTCCAGCAATTACTACATTACCAACAGGCCACTGGATTCCGCCCGGAAGTACATCATTAGCTGTATCAGATACTGCCAGATTTAAGTCCACTACTCCGGGATAATTCTGCCAGTCAAATCCAAGCCCCTCACCGTAGTGATAAAGCTGCCCATCTGTTAGGAAAGCATTATAGTTTTGGCTGGATATACTCGACGTAGTGGTAAATGGAAAGTTAGCTGCTAGATATGGGTCAGGGTCTAAAACCAGAAAGTATTGCTGTCCTGCCACCAATGTAACCGACGATGGAAACGTAAAGGGTACTCCAGCTCCACCGGATACTGTTGTGAGAGAACTCATAGCAACATCGTTGGATACCGCTATATCAATTCCATCAGCAATTGTAACACCCCTATCAATTGTTACGCCCTGTATACGAATCCGCACATTACCCGGCGGAGCTACTGCTGAACGCAATAGACGCCAAGTTATAGACGATATAGTAGTGTTTCCTGCTGCTGCTGTGATTCTCTGCTCTAGCCGTGCGTTATTAGGAATTGTGCCACCGGGTGGTATAATGCTTCTCATACCAATAGATTGATTAGCCGCTCCTGTAGCTGGTGCGGCAATTGCTGTAAAAGTTGTCGATAAAACTACTACATCAGCATTGGTCCACTGATCTCTACGTCTACCTTCAAATACTTCAAAAGGGCGTTGTATTGGATCTTGCTTTTGTAGCTGCAAGGCCCGATTTGGTGAATTCATGGTTATTCTATACAGGCTGCCAAATAGGCCACTACCGTTTTGAAACCCAACAAACTCCATTGTAGCAGAGGTAATTACACTTCCGGGAGGAATCTGAGTGTTCCAAGCATTCTCAGTAGATGCCTGTAGGCCCATGAAGAAATTACCAAAAATCTGACGGGTATCGAAGAACAACCAAGTACCATTACTGCCCTGAAACACATGTGACCAAGTAGCGTAATAGTCTAGAGTTTCTTCAACAGTAATAGTAGTAGAAGCCATCTAAGAATTACTCTCAGTAGGCACATCAGGGATACTAGCAGCAGCTATAGATTGTTCTTTAATTTCATCAAAGGTCATTGTATTCCCCGTTAAATCCTCAAACTGCTGTGCTACGAACCCTATTACCTCTTGCGCTATCTCTTGTGATACCCCAAAACCCATTACCACCCCAATACACTCTGGTATAGTGGCTTCTGGATTACTGACCACATAATCCTGTAATCCCTTTGTTATATATGACATCATTGGGAAACTCATATCTACAGGCATTACGAGAATGCCCCGGAAACATGTATTTCATCTGGCAGGCCTACTACTGCTAGTATTACAGTAGCTATCCAAGAATCTGCCGGGATCACCGCATTACTGAAACTTGTTATTTCCTGTCCCGTGGTAGTGCTGTTAACCAAAGTCCCCCCTGCTATTACAGGGGTTGGAGTTGTATTTCTGTCTGGACCGAATTGTATATCAATAGTGACACTGGTAGCACCTCTCAATACAAAGTTAAGCTGAGATATGGTTATTTCTGCATCTGTAAAGAACCATGTGACATTATCTGCTGCTATAGGGTTCTCTATTGATATACCGCGAACAAACCC